CATAGCCGCCCCCGAATCCAAACTGGTTGTTCATCGCCGGCTGCGCCCCGTTGAAGCTCGCATAGGACATCGACGGGCCAATCGGGCCAGCCTGCCGCGGCATCGGCCGGCTCTGCTGGAAGTTCGGCGTCTGTGCCATGACCTGCGGGCGTTGCTGCTGTTGCTGCTGCATCTGGCTACGCATCTGCATCATGCGTTGCGCCTGATTCAGTGCTGAGCCGCCGTCGAAGCTGAAGCCGCCCATCGTTGCGCCACCGAGCGGCGCCGCGCCGGCCACGTCGCCGGAGAGGCCGCCGCCGAGCGCGCCGCTCGCGCTGCCAGTCATGCCGCCGCCCGGTGCGAGACCGCTGAACAGGCCAGTCGGCGCGGAGCCTAGCGCGGAGCCCATATCGGCGCCGCCCATCATGCCGAGGCCTGAGCCGCCAGAAGAAACCGCGCCAGCCATGCCAGCGTCGCCGACGGCGGCCGGGCCACCAAAGAAACCGGTCATGCCGCCCGCACCCGCGCCGCCACCAACGGAACCCGGAGCCATACCCGCGCCACCGGCAAACGTTCCGGCGCCCGCACCAGCGCCTGTTGCGCCACCCCCGGCGCCGCCGCCCATCGCTGCCCCCATTGCCGGCGCGGCGTAGTAGCCCGCGATCATCGGCGCAACCTTGTCGGCCACCGAATTGATGCCGCTGAACATACCAAGGCCACCGCTGCCGGGGTCTTTGTTGTTCATGTCCTGCCAGGCGCTCGATGTGAAGTTGCCGGTCGGGCTGATCAGTGCGCCGCCGGGCTTGTTGTTGAACAGGCCGCCGAAGAACGGATCGTAGCCGGGCACGCCGAGCGCGGCGCCCATCGTCTGCAAGGGGTGGCCCGCAAGCTCCCCGATTGAATCCTTCGCGAAGCCGAAGACGTTACCGAGCAAGGACATGAGCGCCTCCGATCGCAGCGTAGTTCACCATGTCGAATCCGCGCGCGTCCGTCGAGACCGCCGCCGGCGCAACGCGGCGCACCTCGTCGGCCATTACGCCGAAGCGGCGCACGTGCGGCGCATCCCAGAGATAGCGGTAGCGGTAAACCGGCAGCCCGTTCGCAAGGGTTTCATCCGTCGGCTCGATATCCAGCTTCAGGCGTCGATCCGAATAGGCGCCCATCAGGCCGCCAGCCAGCGCGCCCGCGCCGGTGCCATAACCCGAACCGCTGCTCATCATGCTACCGAGCGCGGCACCACCCATCGCACCACCCATCGCACCCGCCATCTGGTTCGTGTAATACGGCTGCTGCGTCGAAGCCTGGCCGCCATACTGACCTTGAATCAGGTTCGAGTAGTTGTTCAGCAGTTGCCACGGCGCATTGATCTGCGACTGTTGCAGGGCCTGCTGGTTGCCGCCGGTGTTATACAGATTGCTCACCGCACCATTGATCGAGTTGACGATGTTCGGCGCGTTCGCGGAGCCCGCCAGTTGCTGCTGCGTCGCAGTGTTGTAGTTGCTGCCGAGCTGGCCGGTTGCGCCCAATTGGCCCTGCGCCTGCGTGCCGGCGGCCGACAGCATGTTCCCCATGTTCGACTGGTACATGCCGCCGTACAGGTTGTTCTGCGCGTTGCCGAGTTGCGTGGCGAGATCCTGCTGGTTCTGGCTCTGCGCGTTCATCATCGCGCCCGAACCATAGCGGCCGGAGCCTTCCATCTGGCTCGTCGTCTGCGGTGCCGTTGCGGTCTGGTACGCGCGCGTGATCTGGTCGGAAGCGGCCTGTCCCATGCCCTGCATGTACGGATTGTTCAGCATCTGGCCGGATGCGAACTGGCTCAGGCCGTTGACGCCGCTGTTGTTGCTCGCGAGCCCCTGAAGTGACGAATTGGCCGGGTTGTTGTTCAGATACTGGCCGTTGAGCAGATTCGTCGTGTAGTTGCCGGCGGCGTTGTTGAGCGCTGGCGAATAGCCGATGTTCGTTGCGTCGGCGATCGCGTGCGTGTCGCCCATCGCCTGCTGCTGGTACGGCGTGAAGCCGGCCACCGATGACGCGGGATCGTTCGCGTACTGGTTGTAGACACCGCCAGCGTTGCCGAATACCTGGCTCAGATAGGGTTGCTGGCCCGACCAAGGATCAGATTTCTGGGTCGTCGTGCTGGTGCCACCGCCACTCCCATTTGCGGGAACGGACGGCAGCCCAAGGCGCATCAGATGCAGTTGCCGAGGATTGCGAATCACAGTCGCTTCTCCAGATAAACGTGGGTTTTGTCGTAGTCAGGTAGCGCTTTCTCCCACCCCGGCCGCGCCTGAAGTTCCATTGCGTCGCAGCCCTGAGCCTTCGCCCACTGCTCGATCTGCGACATGCATTGCTTTTCCCACTCGCGCCTGTTCCGACCGGTGACGATGCGGATCGTGCAGACGCGCTGCTTCGGGTAATTCGTGAGGCGCGTGATGCCGACCGCAAAGGAGGTCGGGGTGCGCCAGATCCATAGCTGGTCATCGCGTTCCAGCAGACCGAGGCGGATATCGTTCTCGTCAAACTTGCCGCGCGAGGTCTTGCAGGCCGCAGCAATCCACGGACGAACTTCGTCCCACACGTCGTCGATGACGTGTGCCGGTATGCCGTAGAGCATGGGATTCAGCCGATTAGAAGAACGTTGAAGGTCTGGTCAACGGCTGCTGAACTGGCGTGCGTCAGCGTGGCCTGCCCGTATTTCTGCGAGGAGACGTGCAGCCCGGAAATGGATGCCGTAACAGCATCGTTTGTCAGCGGCGAGAAGAAAATTCCGGTGGTTGCGCCAATCCGCGCGTCGGTGAGCGTGGTGGTGGTCGAGCTCGGCGTAAGCGTCACCTGAACCACGGCGTTCAGCTTGCCCTGCAACGCTAGATTTACGCTCTGCGCGAGCTTGCGGCGGTGCTCGACATCATTCGCCAGCGTTTCCGGTACAAGCGGATATCCCTTGATGCTCATCGCCGCCCCGACATGCTGATTTCGCTCTCAGGAACCTCGATGCCTTGCAGGTTCGTGAAGCTGCCCGTCGTCTGGATGCGCGCGCGCATGTACCGCGCGTCGGCGCGCACCGGACATTCGCCGTTTTCGTCGATCGCGCTCGCAACCGTGAATACCGGTTGGTCAATCAGGCGGTTGCGCATGCCGATCTGCACCGTCGGTGAGCCGCCATCCACCATCGGGCGCGTACTGGTCAGGAACGCGCGCCGGCCCGCGCTGCCGAATGGCTCAATTTCTACTGTGTCGGCCGTCGCATTGGCCGGGTCGCCGGTGAAATAGGCCAGCTTGTGTGTCGGCGTGAATGCGCCCATCAGCACCTGTCCTCCAGTCCACACGCGCGAGTCGAGCGAGAACGGCAGCGTGTCGAGCGTATAGCCGGTGCTGTCGAGCGAATCGAGTGAATAGCCCTGTGTGATCGCGCGGAAGATGTAATCGGCATTTACCTGTGCGAAGCCCCACTTGTTGAGCGCCCAGTTGAAGACGATCAGCGAATCGGGAATGCCGCCCGGCGAGCTGTTCGACGGATACAGCCACATCACCAGGCGGTTGACCGGATCGACCGCGCCAATCACGTTCTGAAGGAACGACGTGTTCACGTTCGACCAGAATGTTTTGTCCACGCGGTCCACGCCGATCGGCGTCGAATTCGAGCCGTCGAACGCATAGAAGCCGTCTTCGCCGAGGTAATAGACCAGTGCGCCGAGTTGCGCGAGGCTCTTGGGCGCCGGCGTGCCGCGCACACCTTCACACGGATAGAAGCCGAAGATCGTCGGCGAGCCCTGATACACCACCCGCCAGATCGCGCGCTCGAAGAAGATCGCGCCGTCGGCCGTGCCGAGGTTGCCGACCATCCCCATAATCCAGCCCTGATCGCCCGGAATGATCTGTGATCCCGCGAGCAGTTGCGCTTCCGTCGTCGTGCCAGCGGTCGGCCATGTCGTCGGGTCATCAATCGCACACCACTGCACGCGTTGAGGCTGCGCGCCGTTTGTGCCGTCGAACGTATTGCCGACCATGACCCAATCGCGGATCGTCATGATGTAGCGGGCCTGCGGCGGGCTGCCCGCGAGGTCCGCAAACAGGGTGCTCGAATTCAGCACGTAGGACTGGAGCGGCTCGCCCTGCGCCGCGGCGATCATGCGCTGGCCGTACTGCGTGAAATTCCAGCGCTCGCCGACCGGCAGAGTGTATCCGCCGCCCTTGCTGACATTGGCGAATGCCGTGCTGCCGGGTGCGAGCAGATACAGGCTCGCCGCGTCGCCCGAGAAAAGGTAGTTGTTGCCGCCGGTATCGATCGCCATCTGCGCGCCGAGACACTGCGACGCGAGCCCGTTCGAACTGAAATTCGAGAGCGTGCCGACCGGGCCCCACGATTCCTTCGTGCGCGGGAACAGGTTCACCACGTTCGCAGACGATCCCGACGAATTGTTCGGCGGCAGATCGGGCGCGTAATCGGCGATCGGGAGCAGCATTATGCGGCCGCCATCGCGAGAGACGAGCCCGACAGTTCCTCGGCGCGGTCAGAGAGGATGAAGCTCTGCATCTGCTGCGTGTAGAGGTCGTTCCAGATTGCGTATGCATCCTGATCCTTGTTGAACCGGGAGGCCACGCGGTTGGTCGCCGCGAGCATGATGGTCGGAATGTTGTTCACGATCCAGTTCGTGCTGTTCACGCTCGTGAGTTGCCGAGACTTCTTCCAGTACAGACCGGTGATGGTGTAACTCGCGTCCGGGTACGGGCCGAATACGAAGTTGTCGCCCTGCCGCGCGATATACGCGGGCGTGCCGGATGCCACCTGCTGCGGATACTGCGTGTAGATGAATTCGGGCGTCACGCGTTGCAGCTCGAACGTGTTGCCGCCGAGCGAGACGAGCGCAATCTTCAGCGCGAGATAATCACTCGGCACTGCGGCCGCGCCATTGGACACGGCAACGCTCAGCGCGGCCTCCATCGGCCGCACGCCGCGCCCCTGATTGCCCGCGATGATGTCGCGGTAGATATCGGCCTCGGCAATCTGGATGAAGTAGTCGATCCAGTTACCCATATCGGAGCGCGCAAACCAGTCCTGCACGGCCTGCTTGAGCGAGTTGTAATCATAGACACCGGCGACGCCTGTCGGCGTGCCGCTACCGGCTGCGGGGACGAAGATGGTCATGGTTACTGGTACTCGTAGACGAAAACAAGACCGATCGAACCCGCCGATCCACCCGTAGCAGACCCGCTGGCCGCAGAGACTGCGCCGCCAGCGCCAGCACCATTGCCACCCGCTGCGATGCCCGCGCCGCTTCCGCTCGCCATTGATGAGCCCTGGCCTCCGTTGCCCATCGGCGATGAGCCGCCGGTTCCACCAACCACCCAAGAACCGGAAACCGTCTGCGCCCCATACATTCCGGCAGAGCCGGGCACGCTCACAAGCGTTGTGCCGCCGGTGACGGTACATGCTGCGGCGGCAGCCCCGCCATTCAGGAATGCCGCCACGGCGGAGCCGGTATTGCCATTGCCGCCTACGCCGCCAGGGCATGAAACAAGCGTTCCGACCGATGTAACGCCACCCGTTCCGCCGACGTTCGCGCCAGATGCGCCGCCCGCGCCAGCCGCGCCAACAGTCACGGCAATGCCACCGGTGAAACCAGAGGTAAAACGCGCCATCGCATAACTGCCGGCGCCCCCACCACCACCGGCGCAGCCATTGCCGGCAGCCTGCGCCGCACAGCCGCCAGAGCCGCCGCCGCCCGCCACCGCAACGATAATGATGCTGGTTGCCCCGGCGGTAGACGTATAGGTGCCGCTTCCGGTGAAGCGTTGAACGCCGATCAGGCGCCCAGGCGGAAGCGTCGATGACCCATTGCCACCCTGCGCCACCGACAGCGGCGTGCTGAGCCCGGAGAGTGACGTGATATTGGCGTTCGCGCCCGACGTGGCGATGTTCGAGTTGCAGCCCCATGCAGATGCGCCGCCGCCGTTCGTATATTGGAGCGCCTGCGCTGCGCCGTTGCACCCGGCAATCACGACAGCAGTCGGGCTCGCGCTTGAATTCGTAGCATTGCCGACGACCGTATTCGCCGCCTGCGCCGCGAGGCTCGGCAATCCGACATTGCCCGTCGCCGTGAACGTGCCCTGCACCGTGAGGTTGTTGAACGTGGGCGACGGATAGCTCTGGCCGAACGCCAGCAGCGGCAACATGAGTGCCGCGATGAGGATCTTTTTCAGCATGTCAACTCACGGAAATCACGCCCCCGTTATTCCAGAGCTTCCCGGAAGACGAAGGCAAAGTGGTGGAAAGATCGGCAGGCAACGCATCAACGAGCAGGATGTCGTTCAGCGTCGCGGTCTGGATATTCGAGCCGCTGATCACAAGCTGATAGCGGCCGTCGGCAGCATAGAAGGCGAATGCGCCAGTCGTGTCCGTCGTCAGCGGGTTTGCCGCGGGGGTGACGCCGTTATCCGAATAGATCGTGGCCGCGACGCTGGCCGGGTAGGTGTTCACCTGAACCGACGCATTCGCCACCGGGGCGCCCGTCAGATCGGCCACGGCATTGACGTACTTTTGCATCAGATCACCCGATTGGTGGTGCGAAACCTG